GGCGATGGCTCAGCAGCAACAGGCTCAGCAGCAAGCGCAAGATCCGCTCATCCAGCTTCAGCAGGCTGAGTTGCAGATCAAGCAGCAGGACGCTCAGACCAAGGCGCAGAAAGTTCAGGGCGAGCTTGCCATTAAGCAGCAGGAGTTGCAGCTTCGGGCGCAGGAGATTGCCAGCCGTCAGGGTGAAGACCCGGCTGTGGCCGCTGCCCGCGCACAGCAGGAGATGCAGATGGCCCAGCAACAGCAAGCCGCGCAGCAGCAGGCTGATCAGCAGCGTCACGCGATGGAGATGCAGCAGCGAGCCGCTGAGCACGAGCAGGACATGACGTTCAAGCGCCAGTCCGACACGCTCAAGCTCCAGCAGCAAGCCATCCAGATGCGTATGTCCCAACAGCAGACAGAGAAACCTAAGAGCAACGAGTGAAGACTATCTTCATCAGTATTGCGTCGTACTGCGACTCTGAGTTGCCGTACACCATACAGAACGCCTTTGACACTGTGTCCAAGGCGGATCGCCTTCGCATTGGCGTGGTCGAGCAGCAGACCGAAGAGCGCAGACTGCGCTTCGATGAGAACGCGGCCTCGTACATACGCTACCTGCGCGTGGAGCCCAATCAGTCCCGAGGGGCGTGTTGGGCGCGATCAGTGGCAATGACGCTGTACGACGGTGAAGATTGGTTCTTCCAGATTGACTCGCACATGATGTTCGAGAAGGACTGGGATGAGTACTTTATCGAGCAGTGGCACGAGGCCCGTAAGCAAGCTCGAAAGCCGCTCCTTTCCAGCTATCCGCATGCCTACGAGATCAAGAACGGGGAACGAGTAAAGCTAAAAGCTACTGAAGGTGCGCTAGTGCACATAGTCCCGTCTACACACAGCTTTGAGGACGGCCACTTAGCGTTGGCGTTTAACGCTGTGCCGTTCGACACGACCAAGCCCGTACGTGGTTTTCACATCGGAGCCGGGTGTCTGTTTGCTCCGGGCAACTTCGTGTCCGAGGTGCCTTATGACCCCTGCGCGTACTTCACGGGGGAGGAGCAAGCGCTGGCGCTTCGCGCATTCACTCGTGGATGGGACATCTTCCATCCGCCCAATCTCCCTGTGTATCACCTCTATGACACGGGGGATGGCTCTGTTGCCCGAACAAAACACTGGGACGAAGCAGCCGATAAAGACCGTGCAGTACGTTGGTGGGAGCGCGACAAGCAAGCCAAGACTCGGTTTCAGCAGCTTGTGGATAGCCGTCCAATGGGCATTTACGGTGCGGGCCGCAGGCGGTCTGTAGAGGATTACGCTGCATTTTGTGGCGTTGACTACAAAACGAAGACTTTGACCGAAACGGCCCGTGTCGGGCCTTGGGCTAATAAGGAGTAAGTATGGCAGCGACTGTTTTCTCTGTGGTTCTCAGAGAGATAGAAGAGCGACAAAAAAGTTTGTCCGACGCGCTGGCTTCAGGCGCGGCTAAGGACCACGCTGAGTACCGATTCATGTGCGGGGAAATCCGGGGTCTTTCCTTCGCGCATTCTTACGTAACCGACCTCGTGCGAAAACTGGAGCAAGACGACGATGAGTGAAATCCTTGTAAGCCAAGACGGCGAAACCGCAACCACCCTGCCCGCAACGGCAGAGGAGAAGGCTCGCCAAGTCCCTGATCCCGCCACCTACCACCTCCTGTGCGTTCTTCCGGAGATTGATGAACAGTACGAAAGCGGCCTCGTGAAAGCGGGCCAGACGATGCACTACGAAGAAGTGCTATCGCCCGTTCTGTTTGTCGTCAAAGTCGGGCCGGACGCTTACAAGGACGAGAAGCGCTTCCCCAGTGGGGCGTCTTGCAAGGTAGGCGACTTTGTGTTGGTTCGCCCCAACACCGGCACCCGCATCAAGATCCACGGTAAGGAGTTCCGGATCATCAACGATGACTCCGTGGAAGCCGTGGTTCAAGACCCCCGTGGTATCACCCGTGCGTAAGGAGTAGGCCATGCCCACAGGAAAAGAAGAGTTCAAGTTCCCCGACGAAAAGGAAACAAAGGAAGACAGCATTGAGTTTTCCGTCGAGGACGATATTGAGGTCGTAGACGATACGCCCGAAGGGGATAGGGGCCGTTCGCCTATGAAGGAGCCCCCGAAGGACTTCGCCGACGATGAATTGGCGAAGTACGACGAGGGTGTTCGCAAGCGAATCCAGCACTTTACTAAGGGTTATCACGAAGAGCGGCGAGCTAAAGAGACCGCTTTGCGTGAAAAAGAAGAGGCTATTCGCGCAGCGCAGGCCATTGTTGAAGAGAACAAGAAGCTCAAAGGTTCTCTCTCGCAAGGCCAACAAGCACTGCTTGAGCACGCCAAAAAGGTAGTTGCCGGAGAGTTGGAAGACGCCAAACGCAAATACAAGGAAGCGTATGAGGCGGGGGATTCTGACGCTTTGGTGGCGGCGCAAGAAGAACTCACGACCGCGAAGCTCAAAACTGAGCGCGTGAACAATTTTAGGCCCGCCCCTTTACAACAAGAAACTCCTGTTGTACAACCCGAGCAAAACGTAGCTGCACCTCAACCGGATTCCCGTGCGCTAGAGTGGCAGAGAGATAATCAGTGGTTTGGTCAAGACGAGGAAATGACGGGCTTTGCGCTTGCTCTGCATAACAAGCTCATCAAATCCGGTATTGACCCTACATCAGACGAGTACTACGACCGGGTTAACTCCCGTATGCGGCAAGTGTTTCCCGATTCGTTTGAATCGGAGAAGCAGGCGAATGCGTCACCTTCGTCTCGCAAATCGAACGTAGTAGCTCCTGCGTCGCGCAGCACAGCGCCCAAAAAGATCGTGCTGACGAAATCGCAGGTTGAAATCGCCAAGCGGCTTGGTGTTCCTCTGGAACTCTATGCTCGTAAGGTTGCGGAAGAAATGAGGAAATAATCATGGCTGAATCTAATCGTTTGACCCGAGAGCTTGAAACCCGTGAAGAATCGGCGCGCCCTGCACGCAAGTGGACGCCGCCCCAACTGCTGCCCGAGCCGGAACCCGAGCCGGGCTATGCATTTCGGTGGATTCGTTTGAGCATCTTCGGCACCGCTGATCCGGCCCATATTTCCGCCAAGATGCAAGAAGGCTGGGAGCCCGTCAAGGCTTCTACGCAGCCCAAGCTGCGTGTCCTGTCTAACCCGAACGGTCGGTTCCCCGACGGTATCGAGATTGGCGGGCTTCTTCTTTGCAAGACCCCGGTTGAGTTGACTGAGCAGCGAAACGACTACTACCTGAACCAAGCCGATTCGCAAATGCGCTCTGTCGACAGCAACTTCATGCGCGAGAACGACCCTCGGATGCCCTTGTTTGCGGACAAGAAATCCAAGGTGACTTTTGGCAAAGGCACTTAATCTAGGAGTCCAACATGGCTTATCCCTCTGTTGACGCCGCGTACGGTTTCAAGCCGATTAACGAACTAAACGGCCTACCCTACGCGGGCGCAATCCGTCAGCTTCCGATTGCTCGGAACTACGGAACCGCCATTTTCAATGGCGACCTCGTTGAACTGATTGCCAACGGCACTGTTGTGCTGACTGGCATGACCACGTCTACCACGACGACGGCTCGCGCCGGTCAGGTTGGTATTTTCGTGGGCTGTTCGTACACCAACCCCACCACCGGCCAGAAGCAGTTTGCCCAGTACTACCCCGGTAACGTTCTGGCTAACGACATCATGGCTTTCATCGTTGATGATGATCGCGCGGTGTTCAAGGCAGTGATGGTTGGTCAGCCCTCCGCAGGTCTGAGCAACACCGCTACCACCGTTGGCTTTGCCGCACAAAGTTTCGTTGGCAACAACGTGTACTGCGTGACGGGTACCGCCGGTAATGCCAATACGGGCAACTCTGCCATGGCTGTATCTGGCGACCAGCCGAGCAACGGTACCGGTAACGTGGCTGTTGCCACGGCTCTGCCGTTCCGCGTCGTTGGCGTTGTGCCTGAGACTGCTGTGACCCTCACGGGCACCGGCAGCACCTCTGGCTCCAGCACCACGGTGACGCTGGCTGCTGCTGTTACCGGTCTGCAATCCGGTATGCAGTTGATCTGCCCGACTGGCACTGGCTCTCTTGCCGGTAACTACATCACGGTTACGAACGTGAACGGCACGACCGTTACTGTGTCGAGCGCTATCACGCTGGCCTCTGGTTCTGAACTGACCTTCGTGGGCTTCCCCGAAGTTCTGGTCAAGTGGAATCAGGGTTACCACTCGTATGCCTTTGCAACCGGCATTTAAGGAGTAACTCAAAATGGCAATTTCTCGTGCCCAACTACTGAAGGAACTCCTGCCGGGTCTGAACGCCCTGTTTGGTTTGGAGTACGCTCGCTACGGCGAAGAGCACAAAGAGATCTACGAAACGGAGACCTCTGAGCGCTCGTTCGAAGAGGAAACCAAGCTGTCTGGCTTCTCCGCCGCTCCGGTGAAGAACGAAGGCGCTGCGATTGCTTATGACAATGCGCAGGAAGCTTGGACCGCTCGCTACAACCACGAAACCATCGCCATGGGTTTCTCGATCACCGAAGAGGCGGTCGAGGACAACCTGTACGACTCTCTGTCGTCCCGGTATACCAAGGCTCTGGCTCGTGCCATGGCGTACACCAAGCAGGTCAAGGCTGCTTCCACCCTGAACCAAGGCTTCAACTCCGGCGTCACCTATGGCGACGGCGTCAGCCTGTTCTCGACGGCGCATCCGCTGATCTCTGGTGGCACCAACAGCAACCGCCCGACCGTGGGTGCTGACCTCAACGAAACGTCCCTCGAAAACGCCGTGATCCAGATCG